CGTGAGGACAACCGCCTGCACATTGAGATTCAGGGTATGCTCGACGAGCACGGACTGAACCAGATGCGCGAGCACAAGAACAAGAGCGAACAGCTCCGTGAGGTATTCAAGAAGTGCCGTGAGGACAAGATGGCATTCTCTGAAGAGATGATGGATCGTGAGGCCGCCAACGGCACCACCATCCTGAAAGACCCCGCAGATGGCAACACCTACGGCAACCTCGAGGCAGCAGGTGCTATTCCCCTCACCATTCATGAGTTGATTGACACCAAGGTTCCTGGTCTGGAGCGTCCGGGCGACCTGCGCATCCTCACCGGCGTTGAGGGCAACCAGGTATGGCCGTATGCCATCGACGATGTGGAGTTCGAGGTAGCCGACGAGGTGCAGCAGATCGGTGAGCAGAAGATCAACTTCGCCAAGCTGAATGCCAGCCCCGTGCGTGTGGCTGCTTCACTCGCCATCTCTAACTATGCCATCGACAACGCTGCCTTCGACCTGTACAGCTTCTGCGACTACAAGATGCGCAAGGGCATGGCCAAGTTCCTGGCTCTCTACACCTATAGCCACTGTAAGTTCACCCACGCATTGAAGCCAGTCTTCTCGCTGGTAGACGTGGAGGAGATTGTTCTCGACGAGAACTTCGGTAAGAACCTCGCCCTGAAGATTGCTGCTATGTGGGACCTCGGATTCGAGGGTGATCCTTGGCTGACTATGGACAAGACCATCGAGACCGAACTGATGTTCACTCGTCGTCTGGCTGGTCAGATTGGCGACCGCACCGTCATCCAGGATGGCAAGTGCCTCGGCCACAGCTACACCATCAGCCCATACATCAACTATGCGCTGAACGGCGAGAACAAGCCAGCACCTGACGGCAACCACTACATCGGTATCGGACACTGGGGCTACTGCGCATTCCAGCAGCATGGCGAGTTCCGTGCAACTGTTGACGCCACCAGCGCCGAGGTTGCAAAGCGCAACACCACCGTGCTGACCATCAACACCAACTTCTCGATTACCGAGCTCAGCCAGAAGGTCAACGGCGCCAACGGCGTACAGGCATTCAAACTGCTGAAGGTGGTAGCACCCGCATCAAGCTCTGAACTCTAAACACTCTCCTCGACTTCTTTCATGGTTTCTCCTGCGGGTGGCGCCGATGCAACAGCAACAGGTTGACCCGCCCGCAGGTTCCTTTTTCTCCTAAACACCGAATGAGCAAATGAAACAACTGAACGAGATAATCTACGACGCAATAATGGCCGACGAGGACTTGGTGGCTGCCGTGGGCGGAGCTGAACAGGTGGAGAACACCTGCTTCGAGGTTTCACCCCTGGCCGATGCCGACAACACGCCCGTGCCATACTTGCTGGTGATGAACGATGGATTCCAGAACAAACTGACGACCAAGGACACCGTGTGGGAGGGTGAGGAAGACGACGTGCAGGCCACCGTAGAGATTGCGGGGCGCGACCCCGGCGAGGTTGAACAGCTGCTCAAAGCAGTGCGCAGGGCAGTGGAGCGACACATAGTATCGCTTTATCAGCAGGGAGCCGACACGCCCCAGCTGCAATCGCTACAGGCCGCACAGCTGCAATGGGACTGGACGAAGCCGTGCTACTTTCAGCATCTAACATACTCATGTACGATTAAGAACGAAGACGATGAGCAAGAATAACACCGAAACCAAGCAGCCCGCCTATGTGGAGGAACTGCTGAAAAACGGCACCGCCACGCTGCGAGCCAAGACACGCGAGGAGCTGGACATGATGGTGCAGCAGATTCCTGCCGACACTCGTATAGCAGCAGGCGTTGTGGCTCGCAATCGTGAGAGCGGAGACTACGTGCTCCGCGTTGACATCATCAAGTAGTAACATTTTAAAATCAAAAAGAAAATGGCAACACTAAAAGGACAGAACTTTCGCATACTGACCTACGACTCAACCGCCGCCAAGTGGAAGGTATTGGGAATGAGCACGGGATGCACCGTGACCCTGAACACCAACACTGACGACAGCGGGACGAAGGACGACGTGGGCATGGCTGCCAAACCTACCATCAATTCAAAGTCGTGGCAGGTTTCGGTGGAAACGCTCAACGTGGTGGATGCAGCTGCAATGCTAACGGCCATCAAGAGCCTCACGCCATTCACCCTGTTGTGGGACGAGGTTTCGACCGCTAACAACCAGACCGCACAGAAGGCCAACTTTGCACGCAAAGGTACCGCATTCTTGAGCGATCTGACACTGACCTTCAACGACAGAGAAAACTCGGCAAAGAGCCTGCAATTCAGTGGCTCGGGCGAGCTGGCCAAGGTGACCAGCGAAACCATCACCACCGACGTGATTGCATCGGGCGACTACTCGAAGGGCCAGTTCACCCGACTCTATCTGGGAAGCGACAACACCACCACACCAGCAAGTGTGATTGGAGGTGCCAAGCAGCTGAGCATCCATGTGTCGATGACGCTCGAAAATTCGTCGACCAAGGACACCGCCGGCGATTGGGATATCCAGGAGCCAACAGCCCTGAACTTCGACATCACCACAAGCGCACTAATCCGCAGCGGCGAGACCGTCACCAGCGGAGTTGCAGGTAAGACTCTGGCCGATCTGGAGGACATCTACGAGGCATCGCTGCCCGTGAAGTTCCAGGTGGCAAACACATCAGGCGACAACAACCGCACCAAGGGCTCTGTGCTCATGTCGGGTTCGGTTATCATCGCGACACTCACTCAGAACGGACCCAACAAGCAGAACGCCGACTACACCGCCAATCTGACGGGCTACGGCATCTACACTGTAGGAGCTTAACTTATGCCATAATTATGAACCTTTCGGCCGTGCCCCCACAGGTGCGGCCGATTTAAAAACAAAAAAAAAAGAAACTATGAAGAAGGAAGTAACATCCATCACCCTGCTGGGCGAAGAGCTCAGCATCAAGTTCAACCTCGCAGTGGAGTGCGCCTACGAGAAAATCGCAGGCAAGCCATTCGACCTGAATGACCTGATATCGCAAACCAGCAGCGCGGCACTCTATATGGCAGCCATACTGGAATCGAACCCCGACACGGAGATAACCGTAGAGCGACTGATGCGCGAGGCCACAGGACCCGAGATTGAGCAGCTGTCGAAGGCAGTAGTGGCAGCCATGACCAAGTGGCTCGACATGCCCGACGTGCTGAAGAAACTCCAGAAGGCCGACAAAGCCGAGAAGAAGGCAAAAAACTGATTAGCGCCCACGAGATATACGGAATACTTGTGGGCGAAATCGGAATCCCTCACCACACGGCGCTCTACGAGATGGAGCAGTGGCACATACAGCAGGCCATCACGGGCTACTATCGCCGAGGCCGCGACACCATGAGCATGACGCGCTGGCAGACCTACAACCTGATGGCAGCATTCGTGGGAGGCGACAAACTGCGCGAACACAATATCAACTCGCCAACCGACCTACTGAAATTCCCCTGGGACACGGATGGAGAAATACACTGCGAAGTGACAGAGGAGGATGTGGCCGAACTACAGGAGGAGATGAAACAGAATCCCTGGATTAAGTAAACCCCCGCCCGCAATGGCGGGGATTTTTGTATTAATACGTTTGAGATATGATAATCAACGAAAGTATTATTGAGAGAATAGCCCGCAAGGTGTTCAATGCCCTGTTCCCCTCGGCACTCCGTCAGAGTGGCGCAGTGATGAGCGGTGCAGGCAGCAGTGTGCAGTGGGCCGAGAACGCCAACCACGCCAACAGTGCCGACTCAGCATCGAGTGCAGGCAGCGTGGCATGGAACAATGTGACGAGCAAGCCCAACTTTGCAACAGTGGCCACAAGTGGCTCGTATAACGACCTGAGCAACAAGCCAACCATCCCCTCCATCAGCGTATCGAAAAGCGGCAGTACGCTCACCATCACTCTCAACGGCACAGCCACCAGCTTGACCGATACCGACACATGGCGCCCGGTAGTTGACAACCTGACAAGCACCGACGCCGACAAGTCTCTCTCGGCCAACCAAGGTCGCGCCCTGAAGGCACTCATCGACACCATCACGGGCTACTTCGACGGCAGCGGTAACGCCAAGAGTGCTCTGAAGCTGACCACCGTCAGCAAAACGGCATGGGGCAAGACGTTCTGGACAGCCAACGGTGTGCCCGACTCTGTCGACGGCGATCTGGCGTCGGTGGGCAATATTAGCTTCCAGACCAGCGGCAAGAACATCGGCGGCGTGATATACTTCGACACGGCCAACAAGCGCCTGGGCGTCAATAAGTCGTCGCCCACCTACACCCTCGATGTGGATGGTGGTGCGGGATTCTCGGGCAATGTAGTGCCGAACGCCGACTACTCCACCACGGCCTACAATCTGGGAAGCTCAGATAAGCGATGGAGCCGACTGTATGCTAATTATGTCGAACTCTACGGCAACGCTCCCTCATGTCACGTAGGCACCAGCTCATCCGCCCGCGTCAGTCTGCACTGGGCTGCTGACAGTAATCGCGGACTCTACGACTACACAGGCGACTGGGTAATAGGCACCAACGGCACCAATACCTTCTTAATGAAGGGCAACGTGGGAATCGGCACCGCAACGCCAGGCACAGAGAAACTAAAGGTGGTAGGCTCAATCTACACCACCGTGGGCCTCTATTCGGAGGGATATATCGACACACTATCCGACCAGCGATTCAAGGATGTGGTGGACTACGATGCAGCACCCTCGATCGATGCCATCGCCAACGCTCCAGCCATACACTTTAAGTGGAACGACCGGAAGGATGATACGATGCACGTGGGCTCGATATCGCAGTATTGGCAGAAGGTAATGCCCGAGGCTACACACATGCGAAATGGGAAGCTGGGCATGAGCTACGACGTGATAGCAATGATGAACACCATCGCTCTGGCTCGCGAGATAAAAGAACTGAAAGAAGAAATCAAAAGACTGAAGGGAAACAATGTCGTGGGATAGTGCAGCAGCAATGATCAGACCGGTGGTGCAGTTGCAGGATATTCGCGACTGCTTCCAAGTTCAGGGTACCAATTTGGAAACTCTGATGCGAGCCGTTAACCCAAATAAGTGGGCACGATTCAAACCAGTGGTATCATCCACTCGCGACACCGTGACGGGGCAGTTTAACAATACTACCAAGGAGTGGATAGACTGGGGCGACGGCACCAACTGGTGGGTGGCAGGCGGTAAATGCGGACTCGACTTCGCCGTGTATCACAATCTGGGCGCACTCACCAGCTCCATCTCATTCCTATATAAACTCGCCAACGGCCAGCTGCCGTGGACCTACACCAAGCCATACGGAGGATGGAACTCACTATTCCGTGCGCAAGACTTCGGCAACTACTTCCACGAGGCCGTGCCACCTGTGGGGGCATTGGCCGGAGCAGGAGGCACCATCTATGTGCCATCGAGCGGCACGGGTTCGCGCACACTCACTCTGAACTACGACTCACCTCCACTTCCAGAATACAACCTAACTCTGCGTGACTTCTACTACGAGGGCACGCGATTCACCGAGTACTATCTGGCCGTGCTGCTATGGATGGGCAGCCGATGGATATGTGCATCGAGTGTCAACAAGATAGGCTCGGCAGGCTCTACGCTCATCGAGACAGAGATAGGCTACAGCGACGTGGGCACATGGAATGTGATACCATTCCTCTCGTCGGTAAACATCAACGCCTACGGCGAGCAAGTGGTGGGCAACTACTTCAGCGCGGGCTACGACACCCCCGACACCATCACCATCGCCAGCAGTGGCACGGTGGAGCAGATAGAGGCCACGGGTATCTACAGCAAACTCGACAAGACTCAGATCGCCTTCAAGTGCACCCTGCACAACAACGGTTCGAGTGCTGCCTACCATCCGAGCGGACTCACCATCTACATCTATCGCACCAACGAGGGTGCGTCGTCGGGAGCAACGGGCGAGCTGGTGGCTCAGTGGACCTACGGCAACGCCATCACCGTCCCCGCCAACGGCACCTACACTCTGCCCGAAAACATCTACATCGCCGCACTCTACGACTACTTCTGCGGCACTAAGGACGTGACGGCACCTGCCGCCGGTAAGATGTACTGGATCACAGCCCGATTCAACGACCAGACTATCCTCGACAACGAGTGGATACCTGTTGAAGAAGGCATCATACCCGAATAAAAACATAAAGATATGAAACAGATTGAAAACGAGGTGGACGACACCCGACCACAGAACGATGCAGGAGGCATAGGCACTCCCGAAACCGAAGAGAGACACGAACTGTTTTTCGATGTGATAGCCATCATCGGATTGATACTATCATTTCTAATTCTATTCGCCATTATTTATTTCATATTCCAATGATTTCGGACTATAAACAAGTAAACCCCCGCCCGCAAAGGTGGGGGTTTTTGTATGGGAAGATTATCGGAATATATAAATGGATATCGCGGACGGCATTCTGTTTACGGAATGTACTCGCCCCGCTATAACACCCGCACTGGCAGTTTGAACAAGGGCGGTGATAACGGCGGCACTGAGGTGCAAATATTCGGAGTTGACGTGAATCTTAAAATGCTCGGTAGTCTGATGACCAACGACCCCATATTTAATCGCAACCTCCACAAATATGTGAAGCAGGTGCTACGCGAGGCACGCCGCAATCTGACCAAGGATGCAAAAGCCTACATGAAAAGCGACCCACGCAAGGCTGCAATGGCCGTGAAACACTCGGTATATAAAACGATAATTGGTGGTAATATTTCGATATTACAGAAGGGAAAAGGACACGCCGGAGCTCGTTACGAATTACATCGCCATCGCAAACTTGACGAAAACCCACGTCAGCGAGGTGGTAATCGCCGCGAAAGATATGCAGAGCGCAACAGACTGGACACCTACTACGGAACCGACCGTGGATTCATTCTGAGATTTATCAGCAGCGGAACCGTGCTCCGCACATCGCGATACGGCGATCGAGGAGTAATGCGACACACCAACTGGTTTGGTCACACCGCACCTTGGCAGATGCAGGGAGCAGCGGTGAAGCTGGCCGAGGCAATTAACGAATATATAAAACAAGAGACAAATGGCTAATAGTGATGTATTGGTTCGCATGAAAGCGGACACCCAAAATTACGATGCCAACATAGCGAAGGCACGCCGCACACTGGAGGGATTCAAACAAGACAATCTCACCCTGGGCGGCATAATCAATCAGACCACCCGCAGTTTGACAGCCGCAGCCGCAGGCTTTGCCAGTCTCGCTGCCGCAGCTGCCACAATCAAAAATGTGGTAGACGAGAGTCTGCAACTTGCCAAGGCCGGCGAGGGTATTCGTCTGGCATTCGAGCGACTTAATCGCCCCGACCTCTTAAATGGCCTGCGCGACGCTACACATAAAACCGTGAACGATATAGAACTGATGAAGGCTGCTGTGAAGTTCAACGATTTTAAGCTACCCGTCGAGGAGTTAGGCACAATGCTGGCTTTCGCTCAACAGAAGGCGAAAGATACAGGACAGAGCGTAGACTATATGGTTGACTCAATCGTGACTGGACTCGGACGTAAATCACTGATGATTCTTGACAACCTCGGGCTATCAGCCACCGAAATCCGTGACAAGATGAAGGAGACTGGCGATATGACCAAGGCCGTCGGTGAAATCATCCGCGAACAGATGGCAAACGCTGGCGAATACGTGGAAACCGCTGCCGACCGAGCAACGCAGGCCAATGTAGAATTGCAAAACGCGATGGAGCGACTGGGCGAGACATTCCAGCCATTGGCAGATACCGCCCGCAGTGTATGGAACGACATCAAGGTGGGTGCCATCGACCTGCTAAACTCTGCCATCAAACCTCTCGTGGAATGGCTCACTAAAGCAGGGCAACTGAAAGCAGAGGTTGAGCGCCTGGGCGGAAACGCAAAGGTAAATAGAGATATAGCAAAATTGAAGGGCTCGAACTATAAACCGCAAGCCTATCAAATGATGCTATCGGGCTATTTCCGCAGTGAGAATGCAGCACGCAACAATCTACTCAAAGCCGAGAAGGGCGGAATGGGTAGTATCGAAATTTGGCAAAACAGATATGAGGCAGCAAAATCACTGCGCGAGATGTTTCAAAGTGAGGGACTGAAAGTTTTAAATCCAGCAACAACACCTCCTCCCGTAGAAACTACTCCCACCGGCGGAGGTAGTGGTAGCGGTTTTAATGCAGCGATTGCAGCCTTCATGGGTGGGGCAGGATTTAAGGCCGAAGACACCATGCCATCTGTTTGGGCAATGTTAGGAGATACAGGGCTGCGTCAGGTGACAGGCATGGGAAGAAAACAGAACGACCTTGGTCGCGTACTCAAAGATTATGTAAATAGCGAAGAAAACAAAAAGCAGGAAATTACCACTGCGGATATGCTGGAAGGAGTCGAGACTATGACGGGATCGCTCCAGGGCATTCTTGACGGAGTGCAGAGATTAGGCATAGAGATACCATCAGAACTCAATAATATCTTCGGTGTGATTCAAACCATCGCCAGCATCGTGAGTGCAATACAAACGATGCAGACTGTGGGTTCATTCCTCGGAATATTCGCCAACGGAGGAATGGCACATGCGGCCAACGGACTACTAACCGGCACTCACTATTCAAATGATATGGTCCCCGTAGCTGTCAATGACGGCGAGCTGATTCTTAACAGAGCCCAGCAGGGCAATCTCGCCAGCCAACTTCAGGGTGGCATGGGCGCAATGCAACTCTCGGCAGTCATCACGGCCGAACAGCTGCGCCTATTATTACAAAATAACGGCAAACGCACAGGTCGCGGCGAGTATGTAACCACAAACTTCAGATAAACGTATGGCACGAGAAAAGAGATGGACAATACCATTCAAGAGTCTGGCAGGCGTTGACTGCCGCATAGATATCTACGACGAGGGGTGGACGGGCAGCGTCACCACCCTTTCGCCCGCTGTGTCAGGCACTCCGGGCGTGGCTGCCATGAATCCCATCTACTACGAGGAGAACAACGACGGCAACCTGCTGAACGTGCTCCGATACAAAACGGGATATATCACACTTATAGAGACCAGCTACGGCTCGCTGGCCGACCTCTACCCCGAGACCGACACCGAGCACTTTGTGGAGTTCTACTACGGCACCCGACTCGATTTTGTGGGATATATGCAGACACAGGCATTCGAGAATAATTGGACGGCACCACCACGCGAGATTTCGTTCCCCATTCAGAGCCCGCTGGGATTGCTTGGTCAGCTTAAGTTCGCAGCCCGCTATCCGGTGGTGCAGCTGTCAGTAAACCAATGCCTCACGGAGATCATGAATGCACTGAATGCGGGATATACCGACTACTATATTCCCACAGGCATACCTGGTGATGCTCATGTGAGCAGCCGAGTGTTGGCACCATTTGCCAGCGAGCCCACCGACGTAAACGGCAGTGACATGTACGACCCGATGACATTCCAAGACTATCTGGAGGGACTATGCAATATCTACGGATTGATACTGCACGATGTACCGGGCATGCTGCTTTTCTCAAAATTCGAGTACACGGGTACCTACAGCCACGTATCGTCGGGAACATTCAGCAGCAATCAGGCACCCGCACTGGGCGACACCTTCAGCATTGCAAGCGACGACAACCGCGACTCATTGGTACGTCCACTCGGCAAGATCACCGTGAGATACGACGGCCGCGAGAACTTCCGGCAGGAGGTGGAGACGAGTCACATGCCATACATCTCTATGAGTATCATCAATCTGTGGGAAGGCACGCCCACATGGTTCGGTGCGGCCGTGGCATGGCTGAAAATGCAGAGCCCCGAGTTCTATTCTCCATCGATGCAGTACAGTAACGATCTGACAAGCGGACTAAAGCCCACCAACAAGGGCGTAATAGGTGCAAGCATCGGCACCAAGCAGTGCGTGGTGGTGTATTGCAATGGCAGCATGGGCGACGCATCGAAGGAGATTCTGGAGTGGCGAGTGAGTCAGTATCCGGGCGTGCTGGTTAGCGGATATCTGAAGATTCAGCTCAGCGTAACCGAGCACACCATGATTCAGGACGAGGGCGAGGAGAAGTACCCATTCCAGATAAGCATCGAGGTGGACGGCGAGTACTACAACGACAACGACCTCGACTTCGATAGCACCATCCACAAATACTTCCCCGGTGCCAACGGCACATTCTGGGTGAAGTGCAACGTACCCACCCGAGGAAATCAGATGAAGATAACGCTGTGGGGATCGAGTGCATGTACAGATGGAAAACTCTACACCATCGACGAGCTAAGCGTGGAGGTGCAGCCCGAAAAACTATACCAATATAAGGAGCAGTACAAGACCGAGCGTATCATCAATCTGGAGCCGCAATCGCCCGACGAAGGACAGGTGGGCATGACATTGAGTCGCGACAAGGTGAACAGCAACTCGCTGGTGTATGCCCTGTCGAGTGGATATACCGCCCCCACCTACCCCTACATGGCAAAGGCACAGAACCGATTGGAGGTAGACGTGAAGGGAACACTGCCCGACCTAAAGAACTTGTACTTCTACAAGTGGCAGTTCTGGATCAGCGGTTGGCGCTGGCGCATCATCGCCATCCGATTTAACCCACAGGACGACCTCTACCGACTTACAATGCACAGAAGTTCAACAATCGAATAAAAACATACGACTATGGCAATAAATGGCAACAACATTCTGATTTATATTGGAGGTTCGGTGGTGGCTGGCACAAGGAGCAACGAGGTGCAGAGCAACCGCGAACTGATAGAGGTGGCCAGCCCCACAAGCGGCGAGTGGCGCGAGTTTATCGCGGGGCGCAAGGACTGGGGATTCTCCATCTCGTGGCTCGTAAGCAGCCACAGCGACATCCAGCAGCTGCTGCTTAATGCCGGAGTGGTAACCGTGCGCATCGTAGGACGCGGTCAAAGCCTCGGATTGACAGGCTCGGCTATCGTGCAGACTTGCAAGATGACCTTCACTCGAGGCAACCTGGCACAAGGCTCGCTGCAACTTAAAGGAAGCGGCCCACTCACTCAGGAGCAGGCCGCAGAATAAATCACCACGTCATATTGTAATCGTCGCTCCAGGCATCGTCAACCGTGATGCCGATGGAGCGGGTGCTGGCAGCAAGGCCACCACTCAATAGCGTGAGGCGGTTGCGCTCAAAGCCTACATCATTCACATCAATCTCTCTAATTATCGACTCGTCACTGCGGCGAGCCGTTATTTTTATGTCGGTACTGTAACCATCAATCGGGCACAAGCTATAAGCGGCCACAGTGAGCTCGCCCGTGGTGCCGATATACGACGCGGGAACGCTGACCGAACGTGCAGACGACTGCGCTCCGCTGGCCTCGCCTGTGAGATAGTTGAAGGCATTGTACCATGTGCCCGTCCACTCCAGCTTTGCAATATCGGCAGGGATTTCATCAGTCGGAGCGATGCGCAGGCGGGTGGCCACGCGCTTCAGCAGGATAGCCACATTCTTATCGCCCGAGGGTTGCAGATCGACGGTCTTTGCCAGATAGAAGGTATCGCCAGGCTTGGCCCATGTGATGGTGGTGCCATCGGTTGTAGCATCGCTACCGCCCGAGGCCACCACATAGAAGGTGTGCTCGCCGTAGCTGATGCCCACCGAGGCCGAGCCGAATCCTTCATCGGTGCTCGATTGGTGGATAGTCTGCACCAGGCTGCCACCCAGATAGTCGAACAGCCACAGGTCCTTCATCTTCGCATCATCGAGCGTGGCGCGGGTGCGGTTGTCATCGCCGAACGAGATGTGCAGCGTGATGGTGTCCTCCCACTCAGGCAGCGCGATGGTGTCGGTGGTTGGTTCGGTTGGTGTTTCGGTTTGTGGCTTATCGCATCCTGTTGCGACTAAGCATGCCAGAGCGATCACCACTGGCAGAGAAAAAGATTTGCGTTTCATAATTTAATTGAGTTTATTTAAGTAAAATATATAGATAGCCCGTGTAGAATCTGTGCCCGTCGTCCTCGTCATCGTGTTCCTCGATCCTCGCGATGCAGTAGAACGGGAACTTGTCGTGCGCCCATGAGCGCACCATATCCGTCTGATGCTGGTGTATATATCCCAAGTGATGCCCATCCTCGGCAATCACCTTGATGGCATTCGGGTCGAACTCGTTCTTCGGCTCCGGAACCAGGGCGACAGTGTTTCGGCCTTTATAGTGGCTAATCGCCTGCCGATGGTTGATGCCTGCGATCGAGAGAATGCGCAGGTCGTCGAATATCGACGTCCATCCTCCGTCGCTGCGTCGCTCCGGCATCGGTCCCGTGTAAGTGCCATCTTCCAGCTGCTTGTGAACATCTTCGTGGCCCGCTTCATCGGCTTGGATCAACGCCTCGATTTTCGCCATCATCGCATTGGCATTTCTCAGCAGTTCCTCGTCGCTCGCAGTTTCGCTCACTTGTATTTTCGGCTGACTTCCGTCGCCATCTTTACCATAAAGCACCCATATTACGGAGATAATCACTACTCCTGTCACAATAATAAAAAACAATAAATCCATAAATCCTCCTATTTTTTAGTTTTTAATTTTTCGGCCACCATCTCGAAGTCGTCGTACACATCCTTGCCCAACACCTTAGCGTATCGCTGAGTCTGCACGATGTTGGTGTGCCCCAACATTCGGCTCACGTTTTCGATTTTGGCATCGTTTGAGAGCATCCATGTCGCGAACGAGTGCCGTGCCATGTGCGAGTGCAACTTCTCGATACCAATCACCATGCCGATAGCCTTCAGCATCTGGTTGTAGCGCTGGTTCGTCATTTTAGGTACCTGCCATGCGTTGCGCTCCAGAACCTCCACCGCCGGGGGCAGCAGCATCGAAACATACGGCACGCCCGTCTTGATACGCTCGCCGATAAATCGCCACTTGCCATCCACCTCGCGATACTTTGTGATGTCGAAGTGCTGCGTATCAGAATAAGCCAAACCCGTGAACATCTGGAAGATGAAGAGGTCGCGAGCCATCGCCACCTGCGAGCCAGGCACCGGCTTCAGGTCGAGTATCTGCTGCATCTGATCCTCCGTCAGATAGTCCACCACGTCGCGTTTGCTGCGCTTGAACTCGCCCTTCATTCGGTCGTATGGATTCGACGCCAGCTTGTCGAACTTCAGCGCACGATTCAGCATCGCCTTCAGGCATTTGTGATAGTTGTAGGCCGTGTCGCTGCTGATGGTCGTCGGCTCCACACCCGCCTGCACCTGGTTCGGCGTCAGCGGCACGGGCTGCTGACGGAGCCATACATCCCATGCGTAGATGTTATCCGGAGTAAGGTGTTCCCATCGCGTGATACCACCGAACTCGGTCAGCTTATTGCAGAGCGTAGTATATCGCTTTTTTGTCGCGATGCTCAGATTCGCACTCGCAGCCATGTTCTTGATCCAATTTATTAGTGTCGGCTCGTCGCTATCATCCGAAGCTACATCCCACACCTTGCGACGGATTGCAGCCACGTCAATCGGTCGGCGCTCATCCAGGCACCGATTCACTTCCTTCTCTACGAGGCGCACGATGGTCGTCAGTCGCTCATTCAGCAGGTCCGCATCCGACGAGAATCGGTCATCGCGGATGGTATTGCCCACAAGCCGCTCCTTGCGCACGCGCACACCCGTATTAATATAATATGGTTTGCGATTAATGGTTACACGCACCTCTACGGGGCCTTCCTCGCCATCCGGTGTGCGTTTATGGTGGTCGAAACTCAATGCTATCTTAATCATCTTAAATCTAATTTTTAACGGTTTCCCCATGATGGGGATATTTGGGGAAACGCTGGTTAAACATTCGGGGAAACTATTGCGCCATTTTGCGCCAAAATGCACCGATTTGCACTTCCGTATTATCAGCCACAATCTCCCGAACCTCCCGAAACCGCCGTATTTCCGGCCATTTCCCACAATTTTTCAAGTGGAGCTGGAGGGGACGAGGGTGCTGATGTGAGCACCCTTTATTTACGGGGGTTTGCGAGTTGTTTTGGAGTATTTCATTTTTTATTTGGGGAAACAATTTGTTATTTGTCGGGGGTTGGTTGGGTGCGATCCTCGGAGACAATACGGGGGAATGCGTCGCGCTTTGAGTCGCTTGCAAGCTGTGCCTGGAGAAGTTTGATGGTGGCATCGCGCTGAGCAAGGTCATCGACTTGGCGGTCGTAGTTTTTGCGGACTGCGGCCAAGGTTGCCTTGATGTGGTCCAGCTCGGTTTGCAGCTTAACGAGTTGGGTGCGCATTGTTACCACCTGCTCATTGTTTTCCTGAATCGTCGAGTCTTTGTCGAGGAGCGACGATTTGAAATACTCCAAATCTTTGCGCATGTCCTCGATGACCTTTGCATTCATATCGAGGGCCTTGTGGTAGAAGTCCGTGTCGATTAGCGCGGACTCTTTTGGTGTGGATGGTTCCTTCTGATTATCCGATGCAACAAGCAGCTCACCCTGCCCAGTGAGCAGATAATCTAAATTGAACACACCAGGAAAAGCAGCACAAATCTTTTGGAATAGGTTTTTGGTGAGATAGGCTTCATTTCCATTCATCGCTGCCGATATTGCGGGGCGAGTAATCTGGAGAGCTTCAGCGAAGCCCACCTGAGTATGGATGCCTTTTTTAGCGCGAAGATAGTCATAAACCTCGCACAATCTATCCTGTTTAGTCGTCATATCTTAATACACTTTAGTCTTAAATAATCTTAATATTTTTACACTTCTGTATTATCTTTAAACATTTTGTATTATATTTGCACTCGAAACCAAGAAAGTACTTTTTAGTCGGTCGATACCTTTTGAGGGTGCAAAGATAGGACTTTTAGTACAAATAAGTATTAAAACTAATAAAATATTAAGAAAGTTTAAAACGATATGATACAGGAAAAAGTTACACGCAAGGAACTGGAAGAGATGAGAGTGGGATCATCCCGCATCTTCAATCTCGTGGATGGTGGTAAGGTAAAATCGGCTTTGTCGACCTGCCAGCAGATGAAGAATGAAAAGAAAATGGAATACAAGGCGGTGCCCGATTGGAAGAATAACGCCGTTTGTATTACTCGCCTAAAGTAACCCCTAAAAAGAAGACCTAAAAATATAAAGAACTATGAACAAGGAAGAGATGCTTGAATTGAAGTCTGTAGTGCGCCGGACGATGGAGGAGCAGATGGAGATGTACACAGAGGTATGGCTGACTGCCGACCGATGCAGCAACACATTCCCATCGCTGACCAAGAGCTGGCTGAAGAGATACGGACACTCGATACAAGGCCGACGCCAGGTAACGGTGACGGACGAGAAGGGCGAGAAGCACGCATCGGGGTGGCTTTACCCCATGCACAAGATTCAGCGGATGTTCGCCACGGGCGAGATTGAACAGCTGAAATGTAGAGCGATTGTAGTACCAACTTAATATGATCCTAAATTTGTATCTGGGTAGCGACCCAATCCAATCAAAGTACGTTAGTTGAGTTTATGTAGTAATAATGGATTAGATTGGAATTTCAAAGAACGAGCGAATCGGCCCGCTGTGAAGTTCGCCGATTTATTAACCTAAAAGAATAAAATACCACGATTTAATTTTGGAAGGTTGGCTGAGCTGGTCGAAAGCACCTCACTGCTAACGAGGCATGCGGCAAAACGCATCGGGGGTTCGAATCCCTCACCTTCCGCAAAGACCGGGCAAGGGTCAGTACTTGCAACTTTTGCGAACCCGAGTCACCGTTAGGGGTAAACGAGTTGGGGTGGTGTCCAAACAACGCGCAAGGGGAAGTGCTATTTGACATGCTTACATACAAGAGAAGATTGCGGGGAAGAGTGGAACGCATGAGTAGCTGAACAAGTGAAAGGCACCGCCCCGGCCACCGCAATGACTCTACGAAGGCAGCCGGATGGAATACCTAAACGCCATTTTCTGCTGCCTTATACACGGCCGTACTGCCGACGGAGTGACGCCCGACGATGTTCGGGTGCATCTATCAGAGATGCTTGCGGGTTCGATTCCCGCTGCGGCCACCATATTCATATTATCTTTAAATATCATCTTAAATAATTAGATTGTAATATTTTCCATTCCTATAAAAGCCAGCCGCGAGGCTCGCGAAGGATATTATAGATTTAGCGTAATTTTTAGTGCTTACAGCCACCGCCGCGAGGTTCTGGCTGTTTTTATTTGAGTATTCACAAACTTAAAATATAACGACTATGAATGAATTTTTAAACATTTTCGTGGAGCCCTTCAAGACGAAGGAGCTCGACCGAACAGAGAAGATCGTCCTCGGCGTGGTTGCACCCGCAGCTTTCGTCGCAGTAGTAATCCTGAGCCACATGCTGCCATGACTCTCGACATCATCATCAGGATTGTGGCTGTCATCGCATTTGTGGTGATTATTGTGGCGCTCGAAGCCGTCGCCATGTGCTTCATCGAGACTATCAAGGAGACATCCGAAGAAAATATCGACAAGGAAATCAAGGAGAGAATCGGAGAATATAAATCAAACGATAATAATTAAACGAACATGGAGCAAGTAATCAAATTAACGGGCCGCATAGTGAAGGTGTTTCCTACGCAGAGCGGCGTGAGTGCGCGAACTGGTAACGCATGGATGAGTCAGGAGTTTTTATTTGAGTATCACGCATGGAGTGGGGCCTACTACCCTAACAGAATCGTGTGCCGCATCTTTGGCGAAGACCGCATCAAGCAGTGGGCACCCAAGGAGTTGGAGGATAACGTGACGGTGATTTTGAGCCCAGATGCAAGCGAGGGCAAGGAGGGCAGATGGTTCAACGAAATACGAGTAACCAACTTCAAGCGTGCCAACGAACCACAGCCCGCACAGCAAGCCCCACAAGGCGCGAACGCACCCGCAACGGGACAATCGCCCACTCCACCATTCCCAGAGCCGCAGAACCCCTCAAATCGAGCCGACGATGATCTGCCATTCTAAATCTAATGAATATTTCGCCGAGAGCCAGCCGATGGGTTGGCCTCGCGTTTTTTCAGGGAGTTCACATTTACCCAGAAACTTAAAAAAGCGAGGACTATGACATTCAAAGATATATTAATCATCATCTACCTGGTGATGTTTGTAGTGATGACCGCAGCCGTTTGGTGGCATGCGGGAGGTGACAGACGATACCGCACAGTGTTCGCGGTGGTGCTCGGCATTTTTTGGCCGCTGCCCGCTGCAATACTCATATTTTTGTGGATTCAGGCGATGCTCAACAGCTTCGCAAATTGGCTCGAACGATTTAAAGACTAACGTATCATGCGAAAGAAGAAACTACCCAAGATAGAAGTGCGCACCACGCCGAATGGCTACTCGTTAGCCATCGAGGGCCACCCGCAAGAGTATTTGTATTTCTCGCCCGAGAAGCTGATGGAGGGTGTGATGGTCCACATCGGACTGCACATGACCGACCAGCTATCGCCCGGAACCATCAAGAGCTTCATCGACAGCGCCCTGGAGTGGAACAATCTGAAAGCCTCGCACAAGGAACTGCTGAAGGCTCAGCGCGAAACGGAGCGATACCGCCGGATGCACCTCACCGTGGTGCGGAAGCTGATAAACGAGCGCCACCGAGTGCTGCGCCTGTGTAAGTTGGCAAACAACTGCGTGACCGGACACCACTCGCTCACCGATTCGCTCGCAGCGCTGCATGCCCGAGTGCATCAAGATAACCAGCTGAAGGAGTTCTGCCTGAAGGACTTCGGCATTACAAACGACCAAATTATCGACGACGATGAGACCGAAGACGAAACTGAGTGAGCAGGCGATTGCGGCCAAGATTGAGGAATATCGCAAGGCCGACGAAGCGGCACAGGCTCGATATGTGGAGACCAAGCGACAATGCAACATCAAGCGGTTAGCCGTTCGCAAGCTCTACGAGAGGCAGATAGCCGCGCTGAAGAAGGAGATGGCCGACGCGAGCCATGCGTATAATAAGATACACACCCAATACACGTCGATAGTGAGATATTATAAATAGAACTATGCAAGAAGAAGAGATCAATAACATCCAACCACTGAAGACACCCGACGACCTACGATGGGAACAGCTTCGGCCATACCTGCTCGACCCGCGCGAGAACTATCCGGAGCCCTATCACATCCTCGAATTTAACGAGGTGGGCTTTGGCAAGATAGGCGGCTTTGGTGCCATCAGCGGTCAACGAAAGAACGGTAAGACGTTCCTCATCGCCCAGCTGATGGCTGCAATACTTGGTTGCGATGGCAACGAGCGCACCAAGCAGTATCTGCCAGGACTGCGAGTGCCCGACCGCACGCTGGAGTTCTTAGGACATCCGCCAAAGGTGATGTATGTGGACACCGAGATGGAGAAGCTGAGCAGCGCCAAGGTGCTGCGCCGCGTGCACTGGCTTTGCGGTCAGGACATGAGTCAGCCGTTCCCCGACGACCTGTTCTCAGTTTTGTGGCTGAAGAACATGCCGAGCAACGATGGCGTGGCGGTTCACCGCAAGCGCTACGACCTGATTCGGTTGGCCGTGGACGCGATACAGCCCGACGTGATATTCATCGACGGACTGCGCGACCTGCTGAGCTCAATTAACGACGAGGAGAGCATCACCAAGATACTGAACGACTACGGATCGTTGGCCGAGGAGCGCAACCTGAATATATGGATGGCCTTGCACCAGAACCCGAGCCGCAAGAACGACGACGACGAGGCGAAGATGCGAGGCTGGGCTGGTACCGAGTTCGGTAACAAGGTATCAGACACGCTGGTATCAATCAAGAACAAGACGGCCAACGGCGTGTCGTTTGTGGTGAAGCAGCAAGACGCTCGCGACAAAGATATGGATGATTGGAAGTTTGAGGTAACCGAAGATGCCGGCGCACTTGGTGTGCCGAGGATTATCACAACGGGCTCAAATCTGAATTCTAAGAGCAAGGAGCAGCCGATGTATGACGATCCAAAACTTATTCGTGAGTGGATTGAGCAGGCGAAGGAACAATACGAATGGCCAATGAGCCGCGCACAAATCAAGAAGACAGTGTTCGGTGAGATTGGCGGACAGAAGAACGATGGCAAGCAGCAGGCCGACCTTCAGGTGGCACTCAATATGAAGTACCTGGAAGAGTCGACAATTAAGAGTGGCGGCTACTATATGTTGCAACCACCCGACGACCTGCCATTCTGAGTTAAACCACGCCCCCTTTACCCCTAAAGGGGTAAGAGGGTTAAACCAATGGTTCAACTCGTGCGTGTGCCGCATGCACCATGCCCCCTGCCGCTTTGGGGGCGGCGGGGCAAGGGGCAAGCGTCCCACACCCGCGCGACGCGCACATGCGCGTTTTGGCTTTACAATAAACTCTAATTTTTTTCTGACCATGCCAAAGATAAATAAGGAGACAATCGACAAACTGATGGACGCGGCGAGGATAGAGGAAGTGATTCAAGACTGCCTCGGCAAGTATGAGCCGCACAACCCCAACGGCCTGAAGAAGTCGGGCGTCAGGTACAAGGCGCTGTGCCCATTCCACGACGACAAGTCGATGGGGAGCTTTATAGTGTACCCCAAGGGCAACTGTTACAAGTGCTTTTCGTGCGGAGCGAAGGGCGGAGTCATCGAGTTCCTCATGGAGCACGAGAAACTAAGCTATCCGGACGCATTAAGATGGCTCGGCAAGAAGTACTCGATACCCGTGGACGACGTTCCCGTAGATTGGACGTACACCCCGAAGCCTGCGCCCCCGCCATTGCCCACGCTGGAGCTGCCCGTTGAGATGATGCTTCGCACGCAATACGCTGCCAATGCCGACACCGACAACCTTATAAGATGGATTATCGTGATGCCCAGGTGGGATTCAGTTCAGCGCAAGCGCATCTCGTTGGTGCTTAACGACTACCATGTAGGCCACGGCAAGAATGGCCACACCATCTTCTGGCAGCTCGACGAGCATGGCAAAGTACGAACGGGTAAGATGATGAAGTACCGCACGGACGGGCACCGCGACAAGACGGCCACATGGAACTTCGACTGGATTCACTCCACGCTGGAACGGGGCGTGCCGCAGCGCGATGACCACGGACAGATAATGCGCGACGCACAGGGCGACGTCATCTACGACTCGACCGTGTTCCGCAACATCTACGACCCCGACCGCCAGGAGGCAAGGCTGACGTTCTTCGGCATGCACCTCACCCAGCAGTACAGACGAGCAACCATCAAGCTGGTGGAATCAGAGAAGACCGCCGTGCTGATGGCCATCGCCTACGGCAACAGCGCCAGCGACCTATGGATGGCTTGTGGCGGACTGGAGATGATAACCCGCGAACGCCTGAAGCCGCTGATCGACCAAGGTCGGCGCATCATCCTCTACCCCGACCGCGACGGCGTGGATAAGTGGCGCAAGAAGGTGGACAGCATCGGCTACGACCGACTGATGATCGACACCGACCCAGTGCTGAAGTGGTGGCGACCAGAGGACGGCCCGAAGGCCGACATCGCCGACGTGGTGGTGAGGATGCTCAACACATCGCGACCTCTTACTAACATTCAGGATGTGGCCACCGAGATGCCACAAGTAAAACCATTAATCGAAAAACTTGACTTAGAGATAGACCAATGAGTGAACAAAAGAACAGCGACAAGTACGAGGTACTGTCGGTAAAGATCAGACCCGACCAAGCCGTGCTGCTGAATGCCATCTGCGACACGCTGGGCGTCAACACCTATCAGATATTCCAGATGTTCTTCTACGTCCTGTGCAAGGCATCATCGCCTATGCACGAACTGAGCCCGGAGATACGCAAGCTGATGACTATGATGGAGGCCGACGCTTCGTGGGCCGAGGCCTTCAACCTGGCCAACCCTAACGAGCTCGATGTGGCTCAGGTGATACTCATTCTACAGCAGAAGGGCAAGAAGGGCTATGGTGCCGTGATGATAGACAAGCCGTGGATGGGGATGGTGCCCAAGATGGTGGGCGACATCGACCGAACCAAGACAGGCGACCCATTGATGACTGAGAATGTAGACGACATTCTGGAGCGAGTGGCCGAGGTTACGATGCACGGCATCTATCGCCGACTGCGACTGATTGGAGCCGAGCATGATTGCACCAACCTGAGCGACATCCTGCTGACAATGGTAGATGCGCAGACCATCATTGATATGGACGAAGCAAGCAAGGTGGAGATGCAAGGCGAGGCGATGTACGACGTGCGAGGCCGACGGATTGAGTACGGCAAGCGCACAAAGGGATTCAAGCACCGCACTCCCGACTCTATTGCAACCGATAGGAATCGGATATTGTTTAGCGACATTGACCACGAAACCGGCGACGACCTATGATACCCGACGACGAGCCTTGGTGGATGGTTAGATGTAAGATGTCTGGGGACGGTTCGGTGGCAGCAGCTGAAAGCCCTGCCAGGGAACTGTCCCCTGACATCGCAAGCGAACCCGCAAGCGAAACGGAATCCGCCCTCGACAAGTTAGACTTTAGACCTATCGGCTATGAGTGGTAAACGAAAGACGCGCTACCGCCCGGAACACATGCGCATGCTGAATGACAAGCGATGGCTGGAGACGAAGCGCATAGTGTGGACGAGAGCAGGAGCCCTTTGTGAATGGTGTCATCGCGACGGATTCATACGCAGTGGTGTCGACTGCCACCACTTGATCCCCTTCGAGAGCGCCAAGACCACAGCCGAGGCCGAGCGCCTGTGCTACGATCCCAACAACTGCGTGCTGTTGTGCATCCCATGCCACCAGCGAGCGCACAAGGAGCTGGGCTCGAAGAAGAAGGAGGCAGTAGCTGCCCGCCGCGCCGAGCGATTCGAGCGATGGAAGGATAAACTATCCAATCTCGGCCGCGATGATGGCGATCGCTAACAAAACCCCCGCGGCATCGTTTTTCTTTCGGGGGGCCTTTGAATCCCAAAT